GTTTCCTAAATATAATACAACGACCCATATACACACCGATTCATTTAACCTGACTTCTGCTGGACCAAATGAGACCCATATTAATGTAATGAGGTATACCGAGTCTTGGGATGCGGCTACAGTTGGCAATGGAACGTGGAGCACTATTGAACAACTTTATCAGCCAGCGAATACTCCATCGATGAATTATGGTCATAGTGTGAGCATGGATAATACAGGGAATAGGTTAGCTGTGAGTGGAGTTGTAATTCCCAGTGTACAGTCGACAAGTGCCAATTTTGTTGTTATTTATGATTACTCGAATGGTTCATGGAGTTCTAATCAGATACAATTATCCACACAGTCTGGAAATTATGGTATACAAGTCGCATTGACTGGTGATGGTAACACACTTTGCGTGAGTATGCATGGGAATGATAGCGGAACAATAGACTGTGACGGTAGGCTATTTTTGTATACATACAGTAATAATGCGTGGTCTTTGTCATCGGAACTAGACTTACCAACACCCGCTCCATCGAGTCCGAGTACGAGTATGTTTGGTAGATCGATAGCAATAAGCGATGATGCTGATACAATTATCGTAGGAGCTCCCAATTGGAGTGGTGGCCGCGCATTCTTGTATCGTATAGCCGCGGATACCATACATCAAATTATAAAAAATACCAGTAGTGTCACTAATTTCGGTCACAGGGTAGATATCAGTGCAGATGGTAAAAGGGTTCTAATAGGGTCGAGGACTGGTGGTGTAGAATTGTGGTCCACTGAGACGACAACACCATCTTTCGTAAGTTATCATAATGATAATGGAACCAATCAAATTACAGACGTTTCCGTAAATGAAGATGGTTCTAAATTTGTATACAGTTCACCCGAAAGTGAAAGACTGTATGTAAACGATGCCCGGGTAACTGACACAGAAATCAGTGTAACAAGTGGAATAATTTATAACGAAAATTATACTTATGCTCCACCAGTGAACAATGTACAACAAATCACTACCAATAGACAACAAAGGATTTTTAAAGTTCCTATCCACGAAACAGAAACTCCTACAACTACCACAGTAGCCACAACAACTCCATTTGACAGTGTTCAAGAAATTGAAGATCTGACATCGCGCACAGAAGTGAACGTAACAACACGTAACGCTATCACAACTGGAACTAATGATACTACGACTACATCAACGGGTCTTCGTAATCAAATTGAAACTACAACTACAACATCCATCTTATCGGATGTAATTGAACAGGAGCATGACACACGCGTGTACGCAGTGAATTACAATGTACTCACATTCCGAGATGGTTTAGCAGGTTTAAGATTTTAATTGTGTATAATAGTAATGGCTGGTACCGTTCAACTTCAATCGAGTGGTCCACGGGGAAATGAATTTACGATTAACCCAGAATATTCGTATTTCCATGGGGTATATAAAAAAAGTCAACATTTATCTGTTTTTTATAGAGAATTAAATGCAGAAACTAAACCAGATTTTAATAAAATTATTAAGTTTGTAATCCCACAAAATTGTGGTACGTTTTTGACAAAACTTTCATTGAAGGTAAAACTTCCCGGAATACATACACCTGATATTTGTTATATTGAATCAGTGGGTCATGCAATCATCGAGCACGCAAAGTTGTATATTGGTGGTGAACTAATACAATATATACCTTCCGATTATCTTCAAATATACTCAGAACACAATGTATCACTCACACATCAATATAGCCTCGAAGAACGTATCGGTAAGTACCCTATACGAGTCAATACAGTCCCTGTGTCAGATAAACGAATATTAGCACACACTAATATAGGTAAAGATGGCGTTGACGTAGAAATGATTGCCGAACTCCCCTTTTATTTTTATAAACATCCAGAATTAGCCTTACCTATTTCTTCAATAGATAAACAGTTAATAGAAGTTGAAATCAAACTACGAGACTATAAACAACTTCTCACTGATATAAATGGAACTTATCCTATAGTGGATATAGATCAGGGAAGTCTACTTGACGCAACTCTTTCGACCGAATTAATTCTTACAGAGAAGAACACTCGCGACAATCAAGATTATATAATAACACAGATTCAAGAAAATGTTTTTCAACTCGACGAAGGTGAAGATGAAAAGAAGGTTGTATTAGACTTGGTAAATCCCGTTAAAGAACTTTATTTTGTAATCCAGAGAGAAGGTGTCTCACCCTTTGACTATGATAATTCTGAAGCATTTATAGATGATACATATATTTTATATGAAAATCTTAAAAAACTCAAATTAAAGTTCAATGACCAGGTTATGATTTCGGGTAAAGTAGGAAACGTACAATTTCTGAAGGCTGTTCAGGGTCGTATTCATCATACGAGAACACAACTCATCAGGCGTTTCTATTCTTATAGTTTCGCGTTAAAACCAGAAGAATGGTACCCAACTGGACAAATTAATTTCAGTCTTATAAAAAATAAAATCCTTGAAATTGAATTATTTAGATGTATTCCACCTACATCGAGAAAACTAAAGGTATACGCATTGAGTTACAATACATTAAGATTGTGTAAAGGAACCATGAAATTAATATATTAAAAAAATAAACCGATATATAAGAATGGGTGAAGCGTCTAATATTGCACTTAAAGCTATTGGAAAGCAGGACACATACCTACTTTCCAAAGATTCACTCTTTTTACCAAGAGATAATTTTAGGCATTCAAATTTTATAAAATATCATCGAGATAGGAATATTACAAATCCAGGTGTTGTAGAGGGATGGCCTTTTGGACAAACATTGAAAATAGACTTCAATCCAAAAAATATGGGAGACTTACTGAGTAATATGTGGTTAAGTATCAAATTACCTAAATTGGATGATGTAGTAGCTTTAACAACAAATTACGCAGATCAAGTGGGTAGACATATACTAAAGAGTATTACGATGTATGTAGACGAAATCGAGGTAGAAAAAATTGATGACGATTGGGGAATTATACATGATGAATTGTATTTGGAAATATCTGAAAAGGTCACAAACGCCTATTTACTGAATAGGAATTTACGTTTCGATAATGCTACGCTACCGGGATTTTCGGATTTGGCCAAATACGAAACTGAACTGATGATACCTATTCCATTCTTTTTTTCTAGAAAGTATGTGAGTGACGAATATAAAATAAATGAACCAAACAAACCATATTTTCCAGTGTGTTCTATACACAAACAAAAGATTACGTTCGAACTCGAATTTCATAAACAATCATTTTTTACAGACACTGTTGGATCACTGACACTGGATCATTTTGATTTAATTACAGAAGAAATTACCGTATCTGATGAAGAGAGAGTATACATGATGGGACAACCACTCAAAATAATCACGGATTTTGTGAAACGACATCCATCGACGACATCCAAATTGGGGGAGCCTAATGTGACCAATAATCTCGTACCAAACATTCCTGTAAAATGTCTACATTGGTTTTTTAGAAGAGAGACATTCGAAAATGATAGTATAGCTCGCCAGTCGTCTGTTACAAATCAGGAAGAATATTATTATCAGAATCGTTTCAATTTTTCGACATCTCCGTCTTTTGGTGTCGCAACAGCCTTTTTTCAACCCGTTATGAAAACAGGATTCCTATATCTACTTGGTAGTAGACTTCCAAATATAACAGATGCGACATCTCACTATTATAAGTACAAGATACCATCAGATACACGTTTAAGTATTCCAACTCGTAATATATACACGTATAGTTTCGCGATTCGTCCTAAAAATTCAGATCCATCAGGTGTTCTCGATTTCAGTACTATTCAGTCAGATAAAACTATAATTGATATGGAATTAAACGATGTTTCGAATGTATATTCAATGCATATTTATTACACTGGGTATCAAACCATGGAATTTGAAAATGGTTTCATGCGGTTCACTTAATCCTTACCGATCGAGGTGTCGGAAAGGATCCCCCGGTCACGTTCCCGAAAACGTTTATGGTTTCCTCATGTGAGTTACATTTTTTTCCATTGTAAATTAAACTTAAAGTTTAATTTACTAATTAAATAATGTCGTGTATATCTATAGTTTCTCAATTTCTGTATTTTAGAACATTACCCGAACACGAAGAAATAAAAAAACAACTATTACCAAAAATTTTAGAACAAAAAGATGTGTACAAGAATAACAATATGGGTATGGAAAACGCATATACTACGTATAATAATGATCCGACAACAGTCCATCCCGTCTCAAACGATACTACTTTTTTACTAGACGAACAAATTATTGCACCTGTCGTGC